TGGCAAATTGCGAACGCTGTGTTGTTTCTGTACGAGTTTTTACGAGATTTGTGCATTTATGCGGCCAAAGTTTTTATTTTCCTGGCTGAAACTAACACTAGGTGTACTTTCATGACGTCACAAACAGATGAAGAATTACCCGAACCATATCGACCACGCTCTCGGAAGAACTCATATGAGAATCTTCCGGCGTGGCTAGCACAAGAGCTTGATTCTGCTGCAGATAATGTCTCTCCAAACACTTTGAAGAAGTTAATTTCCAAGTGTGTGCGGAAGAAGAAGTTTAGTGAATACCGCTATACGCTGCAAACAGATTCCGATGATGGATATCCACAGACACCACGTCCTCAAAGATATCGACCTACAAATGTGTATGCTGATGTCGACCCCGAAGGATTGATGATGCGTTGGTTCCAAATGTTGTGTGTTCCAAAGTTTGTTAAACAATTTTTCACTGCTAAGGCCATGTCTTTTGTTCAAGTGAGAATGTTTGGCTTTGATTGGTCCGTTGACGATACGCAATATTTAACCAAACTTGTGGAAGATTGCTATCTACTTGCTCGAATGCTAGTAAAGGCTCAAGACATGGAAGATCGGATTTTGGCTGTGTCCGCGTTTGCAAAACTGCGTACAAATTCTTCATTGATTTTGGACGTTAAGGAAGAACTTGTTTCCTTTATACAGGAGATCTTCTTAGTAGAGCATCCTACCTCACAGTCATTTGAAGATGTTCTAAAATCTTCTCGAGACATTCTTGATCGTTATGATGAGGTTAAAAACTCAAAACTTTTCAAGAAGATATACCGTGTCCTCATGTATGCAATGGCCTTCTCTCTTTTTGAGAAGGCTGGCATTAAATTGGACAAGTATAAGTGGTTTAGAGTTGAGCAAGAGGTTCTTAAAAAGAAATACTATTCCCGGCCTGACTTTGTGCAAACTTGTTTGGATACTGCTCTGTTTATTTGTGAGCGTGGTTACCAAGTTTATCAAACTGGTAAGATTGAAGCGTTGTTGCACTCTGGTGAGGAATATGGACTATGGTTCCAGAAAGCTTTGGATTTAAAACGTGACTCATTACTCATGTCAAATCCTGAGATTCATGGATTAAATGTTTATACCTTCCTTGCTGAGTTAAATGACACTATCGATCAAGGGAAAAGTGTTGTGGATCATGCCAAGAGATTGAAGAATTTTGATGCAAAACTGTATGGCAAGATCCTTGAAGATCTCAAACTCGTTAAGGCCGAATTTATCACCAAGAGAGCAGCAATGCAAGAACGCAAGGCTCCTTTTTCTGTGTTGCTTTCAGGTGGTACTAGTGTTAACAAAAGTGGTTTGGCGAAGCTACTCTTTTACCAGTATGCAGCTTTATTCAAATTGGATAATGGATCTGAGTTTAAATATACTCGGAATTCTATTGATCAATATTGGGTGAACTTTAATACATACCAATGGTGTGTTCAACTGGATGATGTTGCTTTTCTGAATCCTACTGCTGCTCCTCAAGGAGATCCTTCCCTTTTAGAGATGTTGCAAGTTATCAACAATGTACCGTTTGTTCCTATACAGGCGGCGCTCGAGGATAAGGGTAGAACTCCTTTATTGAGTAGACTTGTTATCGCTACAACGAATACGGAACATTTGAATGCTCATGCATATTTCTCATGTCCTGGTGCTATACAGCGTCGGTTCCCTTGGGTATTGGATGTACGACCTCATCCTGATCTTAGATCAGCAGATGGTCGATTTAATACAACCGTAGCTCGAGGTGTTACCGAGGCTTTGGAGACTGGACATTTACCTAACTTCTGGGATATCGTTGTTAAAGAGGTAGTTGTTCGCATTGATGGTAAGACGGCTGACTTAGTTAACCGTTTTCAGTTTACGGATATCTACAAATTTGTACAATGGTTTTCTGAAGAAGCAATGAAATATGAACGCATACAGAGTTCAGCGATGATGGCTGATGCCAAAATGAAAGATATTCACATTTGTGACACATGTAGAGCACGAGGATTATATACTCCTTGCCTCTCACGTGATTGTCCTGAGCGTGTACCCATTTTGGAACAGCAGTCTGATGAGCTAGCAATTACGCCTCTTGTGACTGCTACTTATCGCCAGGACAAAGTTGACTCTATTATGAACCGTATTCGTGATCGGCTTTCCTCGGAGATTAAAGAGACTGTTAAAGATGAAATCGAGTCTAAGCGTCTCCGAGAATGGAAACTCTGTCTTATAGTCATTTTCTGGTGGGTTTATTCCACCCTACCATTTATCCATTGGTTTGTGGACTTCCTTTTTGGCAAGGACTTCGCTCTCAACTATGTCAAGCAAGGCATGTGGGAGAAGAGAATTGCCGGAAAGGTCGTCTATCGTTTGGGGTCACAGGTAGCTGATAAAATAGGAAGGAGGGCTTTCTTCAAGCGCACTGCTGCGTTGATAGCAGCTGGCGTTATCGTGAAGAAGTCCTTTGATTTTTATAAGTCTTACAAAGATAAGCGTCCTCCTCCTATAGTAGCTCCAGAGCCTAAAGCACCTGTACCTAAACCACCAACTCCTAAGCCTCCTGTAGACAATGCGTATGTCAAAGAGCAAATGTATAAGAACTTGCTAGACTACGTAGACTGTACAACTGGGAGGGACGATTGTGATGATCCCCAATGTCCTGTTCATTTAATAATGAGTGGATATAAGGCATCTCTGTCTCCTCGAATGGTTGTCCAGGGTTCACTGCAGTCTCGAGAAATTGAGAAAGTGGGAGCCCCTCCAAAACCTATGGGGGATGAACGACCGAATGTATGGTATAAAGATGACTACGAGACCACCGACCTTGAAATTTCACCTCAAAGCAAATCACTACATGCTCTATCCTGGGAGGAGCAGAAGCGCGTTTTACTTAAGAATTGCGTAGCTCTCCACACTACTTATGTAGATGGTGATGATAAGACGGACAAATTCCCTGTTCGTGCGGTATGTTTGGG